AACAAAACAAATGAAAGCTAAACTAATATTTTACCTACCTGAGGATCAGGATGAGTTCAACTACGCCACTAATGGCTTCAACTATTATCATGCCCTTTATGAGATGGATCAGTGGCTCAGAAGTGAGTATAAATACAATGGGAAGGAGGAGATGTATGAGGTAAGGGAGAAGCTAAGAGAAATAATTTCTGAAAATAATGTGAAAATAGAATAATAAGTAGTATATTTGTAAACAATTAATAAACTAACCAATGGAAAAAACAACAACTAAGGCTGTAAAGCCTCAGGAGGTTGAGCAGCAGCCTGCTCCCTTCTATGTTCGCCTTCACAAGGCAAAACAACTAATCGGTAAAGTACATAAGAATGCTACTAACCCCCATTTCAAGAAGTCTTATGCAGATATCAATAGTATCCTAGAAACTGTTGAGCCTATCCTATTACAGCATGATCTACTTTTACTGCAGCCTATAGATGGTGGTAGTGTATGCACTCAGATTGTATGTATCTACACTGGCTTTAGTATCTCTAGCTGTATGGCTATGGACTTAACCCTCAATGCACAGCAGCAGGGGAGTCAAATTTCCTACTTTCGTAGGTACACCATCCAAGCTCTGCTCACTCTTCAGGCAACTGATGATGATGGCCACGTAGCTACAACTGCTAAGCCTAAGATAGATGCAAAGAGATTTGCTGAGGCTGTTAAGGCTATAGCTGATGGTAAATTCACTGTAGAGAAACTTAAAGAGAGCTTTGACTTGAATGATACTCAGATTAATTCACTGTTGCTAATACCTATGATATGAAAATTAGATGCTCAGCTATAGGTAAGATAATGACTTCACCCAAAACTAAAGGGGAGGTACTATCACAAACAACTAAAACGTATATTCAGGGCTTAGCCCTGGCACACGTTTATGGTATCAGAAAAGAGTTTACTAGTAAGTATACTGATAAGGGCAATGAGTGTGAGGATATGTGCCTCAGCTTTGTAATGGATGTAATAGACAAGGGCTTTATATTTAAGAACGAAGAGCACTTCACTAATGATTGGCTAACCGGTACACCGGATGTAGTCACTGATCAGGTGCTAGTAGATGTAAAGAACTCATGGAGTGGTAGCACTTTCCCATGGTTTGATACTGAATGCCCTAACAAAGATTACTACTACCAACTTCAAGGCTATATGTGGCTAACAGATAAACAAGAGGCTTTACTTTGTTACTGCCTTACTAATACACCCCATGCTATCGTAGAGCAGGAGGTAAAGAGTGCACACTATAAGTTAGGGTTAATGGAGGAGAGCCTGGACTTAAGAGACCAGGTGCAAAAACAGCACAGCTTTAATCATATCCCTGATGCTAAGAGAGTAAAGACCTTTGTAATTGAAAGGGATGATGAGGTGATAGAGCAGATAAAGGTGAGGGTAGAACAATGTAGAGAATATTTTAACGAACTAACAAAACAATTATGATACAAAGAGAAGAGTTTAAGGAGAAGGCTATACTAGTGGCTATGGAAGCACTAATGCTAAGCCAACAAGGGATAAGCCCTAACTATGTGGCTAAGAAAGCCCTAGAGTATGCTGAAGCTATCACACTAGAGGTGTGTGGTGAGGAGTTACCTATCATCAAAGAACGTAGGTTATGATTATCCTACTAACAATATTACTTACCCCTGCTGTGGTGTGGGGGTGGGTACTTACAATCAATTATTTATTAACAAATTTTAACAACGATTAACATGGAAACTAAGAACAACACAGGTGCTATCTTTAAGAACGACAAAAAGACAAGCGAAACTCATCCTGACTACAAAGGGAAGGTAAATGTAAACGGTAAAGATATGGAGGTAGCTCTATGGCTTAAAGAAAGTAAGACAGGTATAAAGTACTTTAGTACTACTTTTCAAGAGCCATACGTTAAGCCAGTGCATACAGAGATACCTTTAATGCCAGATGACTCTGATGATGATTTGCCATTCTAAATAATTTGATTATATTTGAGCTATGATATTACTAGCTCTGATACCTTTAGCGTGGTGGTTTGTTACTTTTGAACCATTACAAGCAACTTTTAACTACTTATTTAAGTATAACACCAGGTATCCAATAGCCATACATATACACTCTGCACTGAGCTGTATTAAATGTGTGGCTTTTTGGCTTACTATATTTTGTACCTTTGATTTTATCCTGGCTTGTCAGGCTGCACTAATTGCTTATATACTAGATGAATGTTTACAGAAGCTGAGATAGAACTCGTAGATACAATAGCAAAGTTACCTGATAGTGAAAGGTATACTAAGTACAGCTGTATCAAATTGTATAAGATAAAAGAGAAATACGAAGGTAGACAGCCTAGGGAGTGCTTTTGTGCTTCTGTTCGTAGGAGAATATGGTCCAAGGACTTTATGCAATGGTATGAAAAGAGCCTTAGACAAGTACATTAGCAGCAACTATGCTGAGGTGAGGGCATACACTGCCTACTTTCTATCTAAGATGGGTAGCTACATCGACGCTGATACTGTTATCAATAACTCATATCTTCATGTGGTTAATATAGATGGTGATCCTGACAAGGTAAAAGGCTATCTACTCAATACAATTAAGTATCAGATCCTATGGAGTACATCAAAGAGCCACCGAGATGATAAGATAACAGCAATTGAGCACCCCAACACTGAACCTGCAGATGATGATGATTTAGTGCATAAGCTTAGGGAGGATAGAGCCTACTCTTTTAACAAAGGTTTGATAGAGATCTATCGTAATGAGATAACAGATAAGATACAGCTAATAGTGTTTGAAGCTTACATAGATAAAGGATATATTACTAGTAGAGCTATGGCTATCTATTTCGGTATTACTCATACTTCTGCTTACTACTTAATAAAGGAATTGAAACAAAATATAAACAAATTACAATATAGGTATGAAGTGGAGCCAAGTTATTAGTATCTTTAGCCTATTATTAGCTCTGAGCTGTGGCCTTGCATTGTTTACATTAGACTTTGTTTGGGCTTCAAGAGCTGCAGGATTATGGATAGCATTTTATTATACATTTTTAATTTTAGTACAGTATGAAAACAAAGAATGAATACTTAGGTCAGTACATCACTACCTACAATGGCAACTATGAAAACACGATTGAAGTAACTGAAGAGATGGCTAATGAGCATAAGTACTATACCTCTATTGGGTTAGGTTACTTGTTTGAAGAGAGCACTCCTAAGGTAAAGTATAAAGGGGTAGAAAATGAAAAAGCAGATTAGCTCTACTTCGACACTATCTAAGCCCAAGGTTAAGAGACCAGGTGTACACGCTAAGACTAAAAACTCTAAGCTTAAAGCATCTAAGAATTATGTTAAACAATATAAACAGCAGGGATAATGAGACCTAAGCATATTGAAACCCCTGAGAAAATGTGGGAGCTATTTGAGGGATATAGATCCTGGTGTAAATCTACACCTAGATACAGTTACAGCTTATCTACTAAAACAGGTGAGGCTACAGCTATACCTTTGGAGAGACCATTAACACAGGTAGGGTTTAGAAGTTATGCTGCTGATAAGAGCTGTACGGTTACTGATTACTTTGCTAATACTGATGGGAGATATTCTGAGTATACCACAATCTGCTCACGCATAGAGGAGGCAATCAGAATGGATCAGATAGAAGGTGGAATGGTGGGCCAATATAATGCATCCATCACTCAAAGAATAAATGCACTGAAAGAGCACACAGATGTAACCAGTGGTGATGAGAAGATAAGTGCTATTACTGTTACTATAGTTAAGTAGTAGTAGTAGTATAATAATAATAATAACAATATAGTATCTAACTAGGTACTAGCTTTGCTATGGATATAAAAGCGACTGCAATCTTTGAACGTAACTATGAGGCCATAGCAGGAGACAAACGTTTCATAATTAATGAGGGAGGCTCCCGTTCATCTAAGACTTACAGCCTTTGTCAGCTGATGATTATCTACTGCCTGCAGAATAACAATAAGGTGGTGTCAGTAATTAGAAAAACCTTCCCTGCCCTACGTGCTACAGTACTTAGAGACTTCATAGAGATACTAAAAGATATAGGGCTGTATAAGCAAGAGATGCATAACAAGTCTGAGCACATCTATACCTTTGCCAATGGATCTATGGTAGAGTTTTTCTCAGTAGATGATGAGCAAAAGATAAGAGGTAGGAAGAGGGATATAGCCTGGTGCAATGAAGCCAATGAGCTGTACTTCGATGACTTCACTCAGCTGAATATGAGAACCGAGGACAAGCTTATCTTTGACTATAACCCTAGTGATAGTGCATCATGGTTATATGAGCTACCTGCTGAGGATAGCGTGAAGATAAAGAGCACCTACAAAGATAACCCCTTCCTACCTGAAAGCATCAAAGCTCAGATAGAGGATCTAGCTAGAACAGATGAGGCACTCTATCAGATCTATGCCCTAGGTGAGAAGGCAATCTCTAAGAGTAACATCTATTCTCAGTGGAGCTTCGTAGCTCATAGGCCTGCTAAGTTTGTTAAGTACGTATACGGATTAGATTTTGGATACAATCACCCCACAGCTTTGATGAGGGTGTACTACTGTGATAATGATATCTACATAGAGCCTGTGATATATGAGAGCTACCTGACTACCACAATGCTCATAGAGAAGTTAGCTACCCTGAACATAGAACAAACGGTAACCATCTTAGCAGATTACTCTAGGCCTGAAATAATACAGGAGATGAACATAGCAGGGTATGATGTTCAGAATGCTAACAAGGTGGTAAAGAAAGGCATAGATAACCTTAAGACCTTTGGAGTATTTTGCCAGGATGATAAGGCCATAAGAAGGGAGTATGAGAACTATAAGTGGAAGAAGATAGGTGACTTTATAACTGATGAGCCTGTCAAACTATTTGATGATGCAATGGATGCCATCCGTTATGCCACTACTCACATAAGGCAGGAGTACTACACTGATGACAGCTACTATGCATTCTGATATACTACATAAGATACAAGTGGTGCAAGCTTTCATATACCATAAGACAGGTAAGCAAGTGAGGATAGTATTCAATAGACCTGATAGGATGCAGCTGCACCTTCAGATGTTAGAGCAAGCTTATGCTGTGGCCATGGCTGAGTTTAAAAACAAATAACCAATTAAAATAATATAGGTATGGCAATTTCACAAATAGCAATAGCGCAGCCTTTAATGCCTGCATACAACCCTATCAAGTATATCTATGATAGCAACAATAATAACCTACAAGGTTTTAAGTATATCTTTGATATCTATGAAAGTGGTACAGCTAACAAGATAGCAGAGTACAGGGTAATGCCTATGTATGGCACAGGTTATGGTGAGGTAGATCTATCGAAGCTCTTACAGGCTCAGGTAAGCTATGACTTAAACCTAACCAACACCTCAGCATATAACGCAGTCAACAGCCATTATCAGTATGATGTAAAGGTAGGCGAAGAGTATCTTACTAGCACGACATGGAGTACCTTATTAATGAATGGTGGAGGTTATACATGGATAAGCGTACCTAATACATTTGTGGCAGGTGATCAGATTAACATCACACAAAATGCACCTGGTGCTACAGCTAATCCAAACCTAGAAGGGCTTTTGACTGTGATATCTGTAGGACCAGGCTATCTAATAGTAAGCTGCCCATGGTTAACTATAACAGCTGCAGGATTAGGAGGTGTTATCACTTATGCAGATAATAGAAAGACAGTGACTAGAAACATGATGACAGCTATTAAAAAGTTTGTATTCAACGGAGCTATCAGATGGGTAGAGTGGCCTTCTTATGACTATGATGAGTTTATGCTTAACAACGTAACGGATAGACTACTTACTAACCTTCCCCCTGATAATTTCTATGCTACCTTATCCCAGGATCTATGGGTTAATGCTGTAGCTAATGGATCACCTACTTCCCCTGACACTATGTTCTTTCAGACTAGTGATGGTGATACATTTGAAAAGAACGTAACAGCAGTAGATCATGTTAGTGGTATATCAATAGGGCCTAACAACTATGGCTTACTATCTGTAGTATCAGGTGCCCTACCAATGATTAAGCCTACCACCGAATGGTACACAGTACGCTATGAAAGGAATGGTGTGCCTTCCTCAAAACAATACAAGGTTAACATAGATAGAAGGGTAAGAACAGTAGAGCACAGTATTTTATTCTTAGATCGTATGGGCTCATGGGGTAGCTTTGCTTTTACAGGAAGGGCATACACTACAGGTAACATAACACGTGAGCAGTTTAATAAGGATGTGCCAGGATATGTTGAGGTTGCAGGGATAGATAGATGGTTGTATAAAACTACTGAGACAGGAATGACTAACACTTACATCTCTACTGATACTACCATAGCACTCAATACTGATTGGATGAACCAGGAAATGGCTTTATACTTCACTGAGTTAATCAGCTCCCCTAACACTTACATTAAGATTAGCAACTATGATGAAGATTGTGAGCTACCTGAGAGTGAACAGTATGTGAGCTGTACTATAGTTACTTCTACCTTTGAAGAGTTTAAGCAACGCAATAAGAATTTGATAAAGCAAAGCATAGTAGTTAAGTTAGCTAATAACAATATAGTAAACTCTTAAGATGGTAAGGATACAACTAGCAACAGGCTACTTAGATGTTAAGGAGGGTACAGCCTTCCCTTTGAACTTCCAAGTGGGAGATATTAGAGATGTATCTAAGAGACAAGGTAACTACTCTAAGACTATCACTCTTACAGGATCTAAGAATAACAATAACTTACTCAACCATTACTATGATGTAAATATAGTGGAGGGTACGTTTAACATTAATGCTCTTACTACAGGATCAGTTATTCAGGATGGCATACCTATCATGGAGGATGTATCTATACAGCTCACCTCAGTTAAGAAGGCTCAGATGACTGATGGATATGAGGAGCACGTAGAGTATGAGGTATTGATAAAAGATAGTAAAGCAGATTTTTTCACAGCCATTGCTAACAAGGACCTAACTGATATTGACTTCTCAGACTTTAACCATACGTATGATGCACTCAATGTAGTTAATAGATTTGATAACACTATAGTAGAGGGCTTCAAGTATTTTCTTCCTGCTAACTCAACATACACATACAACACTCAAGAGTTTAAGCCTGCCATCTTTGCTAAGGTATACTTTGATAGAATTTTCGCTGATGCTGGGTTTAGTTATGATTGGCCTACGTTAGTTCATGATAGATTTGATAAGCTTTTCATACCTTACAATGGAGGGGTAGATAACTTTGACTACAATGACTATTTGGTAAAAGCAGAGATTACAACACCCACTACTTTCAATAGCACTTATTCTAGTCAGGGAATTACACGTATCGGACAATCAACAAGTAACATAGGCCCGACTACTAAGGTTAACATAATAAACTGGACTGAACTAGAAGATCCTCAGAGTATTTTTATCAACGCTTTAGGAGTATACATTCCACCTTTTACCATAAGCTCAGCTAACTCACAGCAGTATGATTATAGTATTACTATGACTTATGAGCTGAATATAGTTAATAACACAGCTTTTACTTTTTATGGTGCTTATGGCAATGGTTTTAGTACTACAGCAGCTCCTGTATTTTATACACCTTATTTAGCAGTGAGTTCAGGCAGTCTAGTTCAACCTATAATACCTGCTTTTATTTATACAAATACTAACCCAACTATTGGTTCTTTAGCTGCTATCCATGCTGTGGAATGCCCTTTAACTTTAGCTCCAAGTAGTACTACTAATTTAACAACTCAAACTATACAGGTTAGTCTACCACTTACATACCCAACTCTTAACAGTGGATCTAATAGTACTTTAGGTATAAATGTGCAGCAACAGAACATACTAATAGGTGGTAACAATACCGTTAGGACATGGAGAAGAGGATCAATAGCAGGGCCATTATCAAGTGCTAATCAGATAAGAATACAGGCTGTAATAACAAACATACAACTAACCATAGTGCCTAGCAGTAACATATACACCATTGGTGGTACGATAGATGTTAATGATTATGTACCTAAGAAGATTAAGCAAAGTGACTTTATCAAGTCTATCTTTAATATGTATAACATCTATGCTACAGTAGATACTAACCAACCAAACAAACTGATAATTCAAAATAGAGATGATTTCTATGATAGTGGTGTGGAGGTAGACTGGACTGAGAAACTTGCTAAGGACCAGGAACAAGAGCTATCCTTTCTACCTGAACTAACAGCAAAGAAAGTTATCCTGACTTATGCACCTGATAAAGACGCACCTAATACAACTTATACAAATGCTACTAGCGATATCTACGGACAAGCTGAGGTGGTCTTTGATAATGAGTATGTTAAGAATGTAGAAACTAAGCCTATACTATTTTCACCTACTCCTGTTATTAAAACTTTGTTCGGAGCTTTTGTGCCTATGATAGCAGGTGCTGCACCTGAGACAAACATAAGGATCTTATACGATAAGACTGTAGCAGGGCAACCCCTTGCCACTTGTGGACAATATAGCATATTAGACGTTGGATCTGTAGGGCAAAGTAACTTGACTATCTATCCATTAGTAGGCCACTTTGATGATCCATTAACACCAAGCTTTGATATTAACTTTGCTATTTGTGATTTCTACTATTACCAAACTACTAGCCTAACAGATAACAATCTATACAATAGATATTGGAGAAGGACCATGGGGCAGATTAACAATGGTAAGATGCTTATAGCTAACTTTGATTTGAAGGAGAATGATATCCAAGCTCTTAAGTTAAATGATAAGATTAGAATAGATAATTCATGGTGGAATATCAATAAGGTAATTGATTATGATGCAAACGCTCGCAAGCTTACAAGGGTAGAACTTATCAGCATAGATAATGAGATTAACTTCACACCTTTCATGGGGCCAAGTGGTCCTCTCATACCTGTAGGTCCTGCAGCTATAGGAGCTATGCAGATGTTAGCCATGGGTGGTATCAACACTACTGCTATGATTACCTCTAATGTATTTAGCAATCAAGCTACAGCTCAGGTAATGGGTAGAGGTAATACAATTGTAGGGGGAACTAGATCAGTAATTGTAGGTGATGGAAACATAATTTATGATAATACTATAGTAGGTGATAACCTAAGAGCTTCCACTTTCAACGGTGTACCTGTAGGCATCACTCCGTTATCTTACACTGCTACCTTAACTCAGGTAGGGATAGGTGATCCTATAGCTGAAGTGCTGAATGATACAATAGGTGGTATCACCTGGACACGAGGAGCAGTAGGGGCGTATAAAGGATATTTGGATGGCTACGATATAGGTGATATAATAGTGCCTAAGATAACTGTGCTAATCAATAATGTATTTTATGATGGAATAATATCAGTTAGCTACATAGGTGCAGGTAATTATATTGAAATATACACCTCACAAATTGGTACAGGATACATAGATGGTTACTTATTAAATACAACAATCGAAATTAAATACTACGGATAATGAACGAGGTAATAATCCCTATAAAATTAGCAGGCCTGGGTGAGATGAAGGCTGAGCTTAAGCAGATCAAGAGTGATTTAGTAAATGCTACGGATCCTGCTGAGATAGAAAGATTATCTACTAGGGCAGGTGAGCTTAATCAGAAGCTTAAAGAAACCAACAAAACAATTAAGAACTTTAGTACAGGCTCTACTGTGCAAAAGGTAGGACTTCAAATAGGTGGTATAAAAGATAGCTTAACTAACTTAGACTTTTCTAAAGCTTCTACTCAGGTAACTGCTTTTACAGGTACTCTAGCTAAATTTAAGCCAGCTGATTTAACCAAGGGATTAGGTTCACTTACAAGTGCTGCAGGAAAGCTAGGAGCTCAGATGCTTAAGATGGGCTTGCAGTTACTTGTTAATCCTTATTTTTTATTGGCTGCAGTAATTGTAGGGATAGTGGTAGCTGTAGTTATGTTGCTCAAGTATTTTGGAGTTTTAGAAATTGTCATAAAGGTTATGATGGCTCCTTTGATGTTATTGATTGAAGGTTTCAAGGCTCTCACTGATATGATGGGACTTACCTCTTATGCTGCAGATGAAAATGCTGAGGCTGTCAAAGCTGCTGCTGAGAAAAGCACAGAGGCTAGTAAAAAAAGAAGTGAGCAAATAGGTAACTATTATGACCAAGAGATAGCTATGGCTAGAGCTGCAGGAAAAGATACAGTTGTTCTAGAAATACAAAAATCAAAAGCACTTGAAGCCCAAGCAAAAGTTAGATTAGGTGATGCTCAGAAAACATTAGCGTCAATGGCTCATATGGTAGGTGAAGATGCTGAAAAGGAGAAGCAGGCGTTAAGGGATAAGATTAATGAGGAAAATAATATCATCAGGAGTGCTGATAATGCAAGGGAGGTAATGTATGCAGCCAATGTAAAGAAGGTAGAGGATAATGCTAAGAAGGTAGCAGATAATGCCATTGCTGTTGGTAAGGCTATAAGAGCTAAAAAAGAGGCTGATCAAAAAGAGTATGATACAAATAGACTAAATGCTGAAAGGCAGATTGAAGATTTACGAATAGCTGCTATCAAAGATGATGCTGTAAGAGAGGCAGCAGTACTTAATGAAAAATATGATAGGCTACGTGCTGATTTGTTAAAAGATAAAACTAAGACTGACAAAGAAAAGAAAGACTTAAAAGCAGCGTTTGATTTAGCAGAAGAAAATGAGCAGGCTAAAATTGATGAGGCTAAAAAGAAAAAAGAAAACGAAGCCTTCCAAGCACTCAATGCATTAAAGATAGCTAACATGGTTGAGGGTGAGGCTAAGATAGCAGCACAGCAACAAGTAGCTTATCAGGCTTCTGTTAATGCAGCTAAGGAAAAGTACGGAGCTGATAGTGCACAATTTGCAGAATTTCAAGAGCAGTTACGTCTAGCAGATGAAGCTACTACAAAAGCTAGAGCAGATAAGAAGATAGCAGATCAACAGGCTTTGCTAGACTCACTAAACAATTTAGGCCTAACTGATGACCAACGTAAAATAATGGCTATTGAGGCTCAGTATCTTAAAGAGCAAGAGCTTGCTAATGGTAATGCTGAGACTTTACTAGCCCTAAAGAATAAGTATGATATTGATATTGATAATGCTAACATTGCTGCTGCTAATGCTGAGGTAGAAAATAATAGAAAAGTAAGAGATGCTAAGCTAGCTTTCGCTAAAGATACAGTAGATGGGCTCACCAACTTAGGAGGTTTGCTCATTAAGGATCAGAAGAAACTAGAGAAATTTAACAAGGCATCTGCTCTTATTCAAATAGGCATTGATACTGCTAAGGCTATATCATCTTTAGTAGCAGCTGCTAATATGAACCCTGCTAACTCTGTTACTGGAGGTGGTGCAGGTATAGCACAATTCGCAGCAGGTGTTATTCAGATAGCAACTAACATAGCTAAGGCTAAGCAGTTACTCACATCACCATCTACCCCTGTAACAGCAGGAGGAGGTGACACTGGAGGTGGAGATACTGGTAGCAATACAGCCACGATGATACCTCAGGCAGCTCAGCTGTTTGGCTCATCTAACAATGCTAACACTATGAGTGCAGGAGGATCTACTTCAGATGGTGGTGGTAATATGATGGTCACAGCTGTGGTTAGTGAAACGCAGATAACCAATGTACAGAAAAAAATAAACATGATCAATAAAAACTCAGAGCTATGAATTCCTTACAAGCAATAACCAACAAAATAATAGCATTCTATACAGCCCATAAGCAAGTGTTCAAAGTAGGCACTGACTTTAAAGAACAGCTGTATAACTTTGCTACTCAGAATGAGAAGTATCCTTTGGTGTATATCGTGCCTAGTGGAGTGATCCCTACTGAGAATACTACTGAGTTTACCTTTGATATTTACTGCTATGACATCATACAAAAGGATAGAGCTAATATCATCACTATATTAAGTGACACTCAACAGATACTTAGTGACCTTAATGTGTATTTCAATGATAGCACTGACTATGACTTTGATGTGGTAGGGCTTCCTACCTTTACACCACTTAACAATGATCTATTAGATTACGCTGCAGGCTATCAGATGACTATCACTCTTACTGTCAATGATTGGACTGACTGTGCTGTGCCAATCTAAACAAATCACTTTACTAAACTAATATAGTTATGGCGAATAATACACTACAACAAATAGCAACAAATTTAGGAGTAACAGGTTATGATAATACTAGCCTACTCATAGGTATAGCTGAATACTATGGAGTTGATATTGATAGATCTAAGTGTTTAATGTTTGATATCTTAGAAGCTGCAGGAGGTGATGCTCGTAGATCTAATAACTACATGGAGGATATAGTAGTAACATTAAGAGGTAGTAGAAATTCACTCAATGTTATTCAAGCTTGGGAAAACGCAACAATATAAACTATGGGATGGTGGGGTAATTGGAGACAAACAGCTCCAGCACATATCGGAAATTTACAGGCTACAGATCTACTAGACTGCACATCTATTATAGGTGGGGTGGAAGTTAATAACACTATTACAGGAGCTCAGATAATAGCAGCTGCTAGTGGTGGCTCTAGCCCATATACTACAGTAGGTAATAGTGCAGGCACACCAGTAAACAATTCTACAGCCAACACCATTAGTGCATCTATCCTTATACCTGGCAGTACATTAGTAGCTACTAAAGTATTACAGCTAAGAGCACAAGTAAGAAAGATATCAGGCACAGGTACAAGTAACATAAGATTTTATATTAACACTACCAATAGCTTAGTAGGTGCAACACAAATAGGGCAGGCTCAGAATATGACAGGATCAGGACAGATGCAAAGGGTAGCTAGAGATTTCTATATAGATACAAATTTTCTATTATGCTACTTACCTACTAACCCCATTGCTACAGATCTATCCTCAGGCTCTTCTAGTAGCATATCTTATACACTAGCTAATGCATACTACCTTATAGGAGCAGTGCAAAACTCTACACTTACAGAATTTGCAATAGTAACAAGGCTTAACTTAATGACTTACTAAGATGGCATACGCTAATACAGGAGATTTTAATGTGCTCTATCCTACACGTAGGAGAATGGCTACTATACTTAAAAGGATATTAAGAAACGATATAGTAGATGGTGAAGGTACATTAGTAGAAAGTATCAGGATTAATGCAAGGATTACAGGCTTTGAAAAATTAGAGATACAAATAGTAGCCATGTATTACTTTATATTTCTTAACAATGGTGCTTTCTTATGGAATGGGGGTGTAATTACTCCTAGAGATTACGTAGCACAATTTACTGAGGAACTTTATAACGAAGGTATAACTGCTGAAATTTATTCTCAATATACTGAATGGCTTACTAAGAGATATCCTTTAGTAGAAGCTGTTGAGGTATTAGAAAGGAATCAAAAGTTAGTGTATACATTTGAGGCATTAGATCCTCCTGCAGGATTTACACCTGGCTTCCCTTTAGATGTCTAACTCTTTTTTCATTCCCAACATATTGAACACATAGGTAAGTGGTAGAGCTCCTACTGCTTCAGTTTTAGTGATATCCCCATCAGTGAGACCGTATATCATTCTCTCCCAACTCCACTTGTTATTCTTTACTTCAGCCTCTACCTCTTTTATCTCTTCAGGCTCCATGGCTGCCTTATCCTCTGCTGTTAGATCCTCTTCAGCTTCACCAAATAAATTTTTATACACATCTAGAAAATTCTCCCTAAACTTAAGAAACTCAGACACTATACCATACACATCAGTGATAGGCAAATCTAAAAACTTCTCAGCTCTTATATGGATATCATAGTCATAAGGCTCTAGCACTACCTCACCCCACTCATTGACCTTAGTTTGCCTGTATAGGATAGCACATATCTTATCTATGTTAGTGTGGTAGTTATCATTGAAATAATAGTCCAGGTCAATGTACTCAAAGAGGCACAGCTTAGACAAGGGCTTTATCTTCATACCTAAGAGCTCATGCTTATATTGTTTAGATGGTTGAGTGTTTGACCACTTCATATCATTTACCATCTGCACCATCTCATCTAGGTCTAGCTCATCTACCTCTTCATAAGTCATGTCAGTGACTATAGAGATTAATTCACTATTGTAGCCATTGGCTCCCTGGTCTTTGTCTATTTGGCTTATCTCAATAAACTGCTCAACTGAGATATTACTCCACTTCTTGGGTAGGTACATCTTCTGCTTTATCTACTTGTTTGATTAGCTTATTTGTGATGAATAGCAAGTAAGGAATAGCTATGTTAGCCTTAAGCTCTTTAATCAATTTTGCCTTAAGTTTAAGGTGAGCTTCTGCATAATGTTCAGCAGGTGTAAGATCATCTCTCTTAAAGAAAACTGCTAGCACATCACTAATATATCCCTTAGGTTTAGCTATGGCTATCTTTTCAATAAGCTTTGTATCTCTTACGGTCATCTTAAGCTCAGCTGTGTAGCTGTATCCTGCTAACTCAATTTGTGAGATGGTAGGGTAGTCTACCTCAGGGATAGTATTGAATGCATTGGTGAACTCAATAAAAT